GATGTGACCGCCACATCGGAGACACGCGGGTCGGCATTGAGCGCGTGATACACATACGCGCCCTCGGGTCCGGCTGTTGACAGGGCTTCGAACGCCAGTTGCACCCTTGAGCGGAGACGGGCATCAGTCTCATGAACCGGCGGACGGGGTGGCACCGCCTTCGGGTCACCGGCCTCGACAATCTGGCGGGATGTGGAGAAATTGGCGGCGAGAACATCCAGTGTCGTTCCCGTGGCTGTCGCCAGCATGACAGCGCGAACACCGTCATTGATCCGCTGGCGCAGAAGCAATTCACGATAGCTCGCCTCTTCCAGAAGCTTGACGAGCGGGTCACTCTCGCTGTCTGGATTCCAGTCAGGAAGCAACCCGGCTGCATCCAGCCTTCCGCGCAGGGCCGCTTTGCGCTCGGCAAGGATTGTCTCGAAATCCAGTGGCTCAACAGCATCCGGGGCCGGAAGCCGGGACAGATCAATAGAGGCAAAGCGGCTCATCGCACACCGCCAAGGACCGTGTGTGCCGCAATATTCAGATTGGATGCGCGGACGGAAAGAACCGTACGGATCTCGGCTGACCCATCAGCATGCACAACAACATTGCCCGACACCACCCGGACCCTTGGCTCCCAGCGAGTGATAGCCTCGGCAGCCGCAGCAATTATGGACAGGGACCACGCCTGTGAGCCGGGGCTGTCCACCAAATCAAAGATGTGTGACCCATAACCCCGACGCATAACCCGCGTTCCAACGGGGGTGCGCAGGATGTCTGCAACAGAATTGCGAATATCCTGCAACTCATTCACGACAGTACCTGAAACGGGATCAATGCTGATTGTCATCGCGTCCTACGGGTGGCTGTGATGGTTGCTGTTGGCACCGCCCGCCAGAATGTCACCGCTGGCGTGGAGGCTGCCGTTGACCGTCACGACGCCGGTCACGGCAAGATCACCGTTCAGGCTGAAGCTGCCGGTCATGCTGGTGGCACCGCTGCCCCCGCCGCTGGCAACAATCTCGACCGTTTGGGCGGCAATACGGGCTGTCGTGGCTGCTGAAATGTCTACGGACTGCCCGGCGCTGGCCCTGACATCGCCGCCTGCATCAACCCCAACGGACCCGGGTGTCCGGAGAGACAGGTGTTGCTTCAAGCTGTCATAAGAAACTGTGGTGCCGTCATTCCACTGGATGACATCCAGACCATCCGATGTATCCGGGGGCGGCAGGGCATCGGAATAAAGCACCTGAACAATGACGGCATTCGCCGGGTTCCCGGACGGGCAGGCCAGAACAACCTGCGTCCCTGCCCGCAAGGGTCTCCAGCGAATAAAATTCGCCCCGATCTCGGCGGGATAGGGCAACCACCCCGTTTCACGACCGGAGATGGTCGCGCGGACCCGCCGCCCTTCATGATCAACACGGGTAATGACGCCGAATGCCACAAGGTTTTCAAGCCGTCTTTGTATGTCAGCCAGTCCCGCCATTACCGGATACCCCGCAAGGCTTCGATGATGGTGGAGCGGATTGCCTTTCGGTCCGCTGCGGGCAGACCCAGAAGGGGGCGGGCGGAATAAAGGGCAAGGCTGCCGTTTTCCGAAACCGTGTCTGTCCGTCCATAGTGATGAACGGCAGCCACACGGGCGCGGTGGCCGCGCCAGCCAACCTCGACCCCATCCGCAGTCGCTACCAGCATCATTCGTCTTGAATCGCGCAGCCTGACCATCATCTTTTTCGCGGTCCGTATCCGCCCCCGGTTGTTTCGCTTTCGCGTCGGCCAACGCTCGCCGTCCGGCCCGACCTGCCGGGCCATACGAGACTGGTTGCGCCGCCGCATAATCTGACCAAGACGGCGCATCAGCTTCTTCCGCTCGCCCGGACCCAGCGCAACCAGAGCCGACCGAAGCCAGGCATCAAGCGGTTCAAATGCCTCATCGTTCATGGAAAGACATCTCGCAGCTTCGTTGCATCCGGGGCAGGCACCATCCGCAGGCGCATGCCCCCGGCCTCCGGACAGGGGGCAACGATGTCTTCAAGCTCGATGGTGAGAGAGATATCCACGCTCTTGTGGTCAATCACATCGACCAGAAAGCGGATAGCTTCGTCGGACACATCAGGGTCAACCGTGTGCAACCAGTCCAGAACCACAAAGAAAAGAGCCTCGGGCGCACCTGTGTAGTCCGTTACAATCAGGTGCGCGGTATAGTTCATCACGAATGCATGGTTACGCGGTCCGCGTCGGGACAAGACTGATCCCTTCTCCGCGAAAACAAGCAGCTTGTCAGGCGCAATCCCCAAAGGAGACCCAAGGACGGCCTCGCGTATATCACCCAGCTTCTTCACGGCCCGTCCTCCCGGCTCCACGCAAGAACCGCCGCAAGCCGGGCCCGGCAACTCTCACCCGCCGCCCAGACGTCAACCAGATACCCCGCAACGGCAGACTGGTCTGCCGCCTCCGGCACGTCCGGGTCAGGGCTGCAGGTCAGCAGGAACGGAGGCGGCACCATGCGCTCCACGTGTATCACTGTGGGTTTGAAGGCGGGCGCGGCGCAGCCCGTCAAGGGCAGCACGCAAGCCAGGAGACACAGACTGGCACGTATCTTTCGGGCCTGAAGCATGGCGGGAAGACTCCTTGATGGTTGCCGCGACCGCGCTGCGCTGCGCATCAGCGGCAGACACCTCACCCAACCGGGCGACAATGCGGTCACGTTCCATCCGCAAGACAGAAAGCGCGGCAATGTTGGTGGCATTGGCCTGCTCGGCGGCAGACAGACGAACCATGGCGTCCCCCAGATCGACCCGCAGACCGGACACGGTGCGCCACTGCCACGTGACAATGGCGGCCAGCGCGGCCAGAACCACCAGCGGATGCCGCAAGGCCAATCGCGTTATGGCAGCAGGCATAGTGCGACCTCCTGCTCGCGCCGGTGGACAAGGCCCCGGCAATTGTTGGCCGGGTCCCGACAGTCTTTCTTGCCGACAAAAACCCAGCGTCGCAGATCATGACAACCGCCAGCCCGGTCCCCTTCGTTGATCTTCCGGAACGCCGTAGACTTGCGGCAGGCTTCTTGACCAACGTTGAAGCAGAACGAGGCAAGGGCAGCCCGTGCGGATTCAGGTAGGGGAACAGAAATGAACCTCTCGACAGCCTCAATGCTTGCCGCCACATCCGCCTGAAGAAGAGATCGGCACTCCTCCGGGTCGGCTGTCTGGCCCGGCGCAACAGCGTGTGTGTGACCGGAGCAGATAGTCCAGACGCGGGCGGCATCCTGATACGCGCTCAGGCGTGTCCCCTCATGGCTCGTGATGTACGGCAGGGCGATGGCCATGGCCCCGGCCCCACCAGCGACAAGGGCACCAACAGCCGCAGGAAGGCGCGGAATCATGGCCGCCCCCGGCGACGGGTCATAACCAACGCCCAGTATCGGGGCACAAGCAGCCCTATCTGGAGGCTGACGTAAATGAGGGTGCCCCAGGCTACCAGCTCATTGAGCGAGAACCCCATCCATGACCACATGGCCCCCGCCGCCGCCGGTGCAACACGGATGGCCGCATCAAATTCATCATGCATTTCACTCAGTCCCACAGGCTTATGCGTTTCTTTACAGGGGCGGATACGGGCGGGAGGGTGATTGGCGTTCCGTGCGGCAGCACAAGACCAAGATCAGCAAGGCCGGGGTTTGCCGCGTAAATGCGAGCCGTCATCGTCGTGTCGCCATAGACCCTCAGGGCCAACTGGTCCACGGTCTCGCCGTGCAAGGATCGAACGGAAGCCATCAGATCAACTCCACAACAATACGGGGCTGACCACACAGTCTGGCCGTCGCCTCGGCGGCATGGCGAAAATAGTCACGGGCTGTACTCTCCAGATCATCGGCCCGGCCATGGCCCGCTTTTGTGCTGTCAAAATCACGGGTTGTCAGAAGCAGTTCGGCACGGGCGCGAGCGTAAACAGCCCGCTTGTAGAAGAGGACTTTTTCCGGAACGCCGCCATACGATGTCTGCTCCGGAACCTGATCAAGGCATGCTGCTGTCTGCGCAGACCTCCACGCACGAACACCCGCGTTGACCTCCAGAATCGCGGCCTGCACCGCTGCGGCCATGCGATCCGGGCCAAACGTGTCTCCCAGTCCCGTCTGGGACCGGAATTCCGCAAGATCGACGTTCGGGAACCAGCCGTCATTGGTGATGGTCCGCTCGTAACTCGTGGCCCGGAAACTGGTAGGTACAAGAACAGACATGTACTTCAATCCATGGTAGTGGCGGTGACGGCGGAGGACCGTTCAGGGCCTTGGAAGGCTCATCACGTCCCCCGCGCCGTCACCGCGCCGGGGGGCCTGCTATGTCCCTTCGTCCGCTGCAACAGAATGCCGCCTCAACCGGGCCAGATGGCTCCGTACACCGCACTTCGGATGGAGAGCGAGCGCGGCCTCGAAATGATCCATTGCCTTGACCGGGTTGCCGTCCATAAAGGCAAGGCCAAGCGCCTTGTGTGCCTTTGCCCTCACTTCGTCCGGCATGTCGGCCTCCTGCGTCAGGAGCAAGGCCCGGTCCAGCGGTGCTGCGTGCAGCGGGTCCGGATCAGGGCGCTCCAGCGCAACGTCAGCCATTTGCTCGAGCAAGGTTGTTGGCAGATTCCGGGTAAAACCGGGCGGCATGCTCAGATCATGGCGAACCGCGTAATCCGCAATTTGCAAGGCACCCTCAAGATCACCCGTATCCAGACGCCACAGCATGACCATCGCCAGAACATCGTCCTGTGCACCGCGCCCCCCCGAGAGGACCCCATCGACATAATCCGTGTAGGCGGGCAGGAATTCGGCCTTCGCCGCCGTCTTTGCCATACGTGACTGCTTGGTTTTCAGAACAGATGTATGCAAACGTAATTGTGCCTGCATTTTTTCAGATGACGACCGGGCCGCCATACGGTCCATGGGGTCGCTGGCATCATGGCGGGCCGCCATTGTACGGATGAAATGTTGACGGGCTGGCGACATCACGCCCACCCGTCCTGGCCGTCCGGAAGCAGAATGCCTTCGACCAGTGCACACTTGCCCATATCCTCGACGACGTACGCCTCATTGATGGAGAGATAGTCCACAATACGGTCGCGCTTCGGCTCGTCCTCGATGTGGCGGCGATGACTCCCGGCCTGCCAATAGATGGAGAGGTTCGATGGTGAGGTAACCAGAACGGAGCGAGCCGGGAAGAACGGCACCGTCAAGGCCGAGCGCCCGCCGATGGTTTTGTTCAGGATGGTTGTTTGCCATGCCGCCCGCTCGGTCGGCGCATCGGCGGTCGGGTTATTGATCAGGGACAGATAGCGATCATTCAACAACTGGTTGCCGACAATGACCACGATCGACGGGTCACCCCGATGATGCTCCGCAACAAGCTCGTTGCAGACATCAAAGACCAAGGCATCCAGATTGCGGTAATCGGCGCCCTTGGCCTCGCCCATCTTTTTTCCGGACATGACACGCGCCGGGGCATCGGTGCGCAGATGCTGAAGCCAGCCGATGTTCACATCTTGCAACAAGGTATTCTTAACCGGGTTTGTATTTGCGGCTGCTGACGTTCCGTTCCAGCCAATCATGAGCCGGTCACGGGCTATCTGCCGGGTTACGTGATCCCTGATCCGTGCGTGAAAATCCGGAAACTTCGCCCAGCTATCCAGAAGGGCATAGGGAACGAAGGTGTCAAAATCCGTCTTCCGGCACGTGTACTCGCGCTTCGTCAGCCCTGTGACCGCGCGAGGCTTCCTGTCCTTCTCGGCGGTATTGGTACGACCTGCCACAGGGCCGGAGGCGCCAAGGCCCAGAATCTGTCCCGATTGCTCAGTCCGGGAGATCATGTTGATGCTTTGGAGGAAATCTGCGCTGTCCTGAATGCGGTCTTCCAGCGTTTGCTCGACGGTCGGGTCGATTGAGAATTTTGTACTGGTACTCTCGACACCGTTCAGGCGCGAAAGCTGGTCGGTATAGGTCTGGAACAGGGCACGGGTTTTGTTATGCATGATCAGCAATCCGTCAGGGCTATGCTTCCGGTTGCAACCGGGCGCGGTGGGTTTGCATCGGTGGTTGAAAGCTTTGTAACCAGGTCATCAAGGGTGCGCCGGGTCTCGGCAAGCTCGGTAGTCAAGGCATCGACCTTGACGGCAGGGGCACAGGTCCCGATGCGCTCCGATAGCCTGGACACCTCGTCGGCAATGGCAAGAATTCCGTCTGCTGCTTCGGATGTGTGGACCGTCTCTGCCTTGGGTGGGCCTGCCAGCATATCCCGGACCGGCGACAGGAGACCCGGCCTGCTGTCAGCATCGGCGGCTGCGGTATCAAGCCGGAATTCATCCTCAACAACAGCGCCATACAACTGCACGCGGGTCTTGTCCGGTGCCTTGTCCGACTGGATAGCAAATTTGAGCATTTCGGTGCCAAGCGAAGCCGGGCTGTCTGTAATAGCCAGACCAACCAGATATGCCTCGCCGCTCTTGGCAAAATTGGGATCAATCTCGACAGACCAGTAAACCTTCTGGCGGGATGCCGCCATTTTGATCAGATCCTCGGTTGCATCCATTTGCGCCAGCAAGACGCGGTTTCCGGCCTTGTCCGTGTCGGCTTTGACCGCAAGCACGTCGCCATAGGCCCGCCCCGGATTGTCGGGCAGAAAGGACCGCATATGCTCCAGCCAGATCCGCGCCCCATAGCGGTTTGGATCATAGGTTCGGGCGACCTGATCTATCTGTTCGACGGTTATTTCGCGACCATCGACGGTACGCCCGGATGTGGCGACGCGAAAAAATTTGGTGACAGGCATGGTGCATTCCGGATCGGTTGACAATCTGTATGCCAAACGGTGGTGCATGCCATGCCTGCGGTGCAAACGTCCGGTGGTTATTTTCGGCTGAAATAACCTTCTTTTCCGTGCCGAACCAAAATGGCTGCAACACTATTGCGCCATGACATGCCTCACAGACAGCACACAAACGGACACCTCAACGCGCCTGATTGCCCGAAATCTGTTCTGGCAGGGCTACACGGTGGCGGAAATATCCCGCACTTTGTCCCAGCCCTACGGCACCATTGATGCCTGGAAACGCCGGGATGCATGGCAGGACGCACCGATATTGACGCGCATAGAGGGGCATGTCGAAACACGCCTTATGCGACTGGTGGTCAAGGAGCAGAAGACAGACTCCGACCTTGCGGAGATTGACAATCTTGCACGCATTCTGGAGCGCACGGCACGCATACAACGCTTCAAGACAACGGGCCGGGAGGCCGACCTCAACCCGGCACTTGAGAACCGGGCAAAGGGACGGCGCCGAAAGCGGGAGGAGCAAAACGCCATGCTCGATGAGCAGGTCTGCACTTTGCGCCACGATTTTCACGCCAATCTGTTTGACTATCAGAAGTACTGGCACAGTGTGCGCCATAACCGGGCGCGCAACATCCTGAAGTCACGTCAAATTGGTGCCACGTGGTATTTCGCACGCGAAGCATTTCTCGATGCGGTAGAAACCGGCGACAACCAGATCTTCCTGAGCGCCTCCAAATCACAGGCACATGTTTTCAGGAGCTACATCGTTCAGTGGGCCAAGGATGCTGCCGGTATAGAACTGAAAGGCGATCCTATTGTTCTGGGCAACGGGGCCACCCTTTATTTTTTGGGCACCAACAGCAAAACCGCACAGTCCTACCATGGACACGTATACCTTGATGAGTACTCGTGGATCTCAAAATTCCTGGAATTCCGGAAAGTCGCATCAGCCATGGCGACGCACAAAAAGTGGCGGCTGACTTATTTCTCGACGCCGTCCGTAATCGGCAGGGACGCTCACGCCTTCTGGTCCGGGGCCGCCTGGAACAAGGGACGGGCAAAGGCAGACAAGGTTGACTTCGATATCTCGCACGCCGCCCTCAAGGCAGGGGCTACAGGACCGGACGGGCAGTGGCGGCAGATTGTTACAATTGAAGATGCAGAAGCGGGCGGCTGTAACCTGTTTGATATTCCGAACCTCAGGCAGGAATACAACGAACAGGATTTCAGGAACCTGTTCCTGTGCGAATGGGTTGACGACACCACATCGTTCTTCACCTTCGAGGAAATGCGCCGGTGCATGGTGGACAGCTGGGACGAATGGAGCGATTTCACCCCGGACCTTGCCCGCCCCTTCGGCGACAATCCGGTATGGATTGGTTACGATCCTGCCCAAACTGCTGACAACGCCTCTGTGGTGGTGGTCGCACCTCCGGCCATGGATGGCGGCAAATTCCGGGTTATCGAAAAACTATTTGTTAACGGTCAGGATTTTCAGGAGCAGGCAAACCGCATTGAAACACTGACCCGGCGCTACAACGTAGCGCACATCGGCATTGACACCACAACCATTGGCGCTGGTGTTTACGAGATGGTGCGCCGTTTCTTTCCGCAGGCCCGCGCCATTACCTACAGCGTCGAAGT